CGCTGCTCCACGAACAGTGTCGAGCGCGTGCACGCGAGTTCACACCGTTGGTCTAGATTGCAGCGTCTCTAAGGTGGGTGACTTTATGGGATGTTTGACTATAGCAGAACTGTATCAACAGCAGCTTGATGGCATCGTGGGCCTCGCAGGAGCTACCGTGACCTACTATCCCGTTGTATTGCAAGGCTATTCGACAGCTACGCAATCACGCGTGCCATCTGAGAGCGCAAGCGTTCAGGTGGCGGGCATCTTTGGTGAGGAACGCGTAAGCGCACCGGACGATGCGATCACCTACGCAACCACGTTCACCCTAAGCGCGGCTGCGTATGCGGGAACGCCCAGCCCGGGTGATCGCATCGAATCTAACGGCGTGTCTTACAGGGTCGTGGAGTTGAGGCGGGCGTGGTTTGGCGCGAGCCTCGCGAATTACGTACTCACGCTGGGGAATTAAATGGCAGCCATAGGCAGGGCCAGTACTTACAAGCAGGTGCTTAAGAAAGTGGAGCGCGAGACACCAGCGCGACTCACCAAGGCATTGCAGAACACAGCCGTTGAGACAATCAACAAGCTCATAGATCGCACGCCTGTTGATACAGGTGCGGCGAAGTTTCACTGGTTTGTGCGGCTGCAGCCGGATGAAAACTTTAACAAAGAAAACACCGATCCAAGTGGCACTAAGACAAAGGCACAAGCGAAGCGAGACGTGAAGCTCTTCAGAATTGGGCAGACAGTGTGGCTTGTGAACTCAGCTCCATACTTTGTCTATCTCGAGCATGGATCTTCGAAACAAGCGCCAGCCGGCATCGTGGCCATCACACTCGCAGAAGTGAACCTGCTCTGGCAGAAGGAGATTCAGGTGGCATTCTCAAGGGACGTCAGATCAGGATGAGCTACGCAATCGCCACATCAACAAGTGAAGTGCGCGGCGTCATCGAGCCGGCAGTTGAGGCGGTGTGGACTGGCCTTGGCCATACGGCTGACACGATCGAATGGCCAAACACCTACTTCGTGAAGCCTGGCAATGGCGCATGGGTGCGCGTCACATTTCCGCAACAGAGCACATTTGCCTACACGTGGAGCGCGGGCGTGGTCCAGAACACGACCATATGCATCCTCGCCATCCAGATATTTGCGCCAAAGAATGCCGGTGATGCGCTGCTCATCGCTGCCAGCGATGCATTCCGCGCAGCCTTCGAGCGGCGGTCGCTTGGTGATGGCATCAGGTTCAGGGAGGCACTGGGACCGAATGATACCGCCTTCGAACAAGCATGGGCTGGCCGCGCGTTCTCGTTCCCGTTTGAGTTCATTGAGGACATAACCCAATAGGAGAATAACAATGGCTGATCCCGCATTATTGTCAAACACTATCATCGGCATCCAGCGCGAAGTGACACGCGGGGTTGCCCCAACTACAGGCGTATATAACGCTGTGCCCTTCCTTGATGGCATCAGCCTATCGTTTGAATCGAGTCCTACTGAGTTCGATGTGTATGACGGCACGAGGATGAAGTCATTCACAGTGGGTGGCTCGAGGGCTGTCAGGCTTCGCATCCCTACAGTGCTCAACTACGAGCAGGGGCAGCAGGACCTCTTGAGGGCCTGGCTCCACGCGGCAGCTTGGGCTGCTGGCGCAATCACTGCCGATGCTGACCCGACGTACTACTTCACGATCGTGGCAAAGATGGAACTGAGTACGGGTGATGAGTATCTCGTGTTCACCGGATGTGAGGTGGCATCGGCCACAATGGATATGCCGCTCAATGACAAGGTGAGCGTCAACTACGACATCTTTGGATTGTCGCAGACCACAGGGAGCGCGATGCCTGGCAGCGCCACAATGGGATCGCTGACAGGGAAGTCACCATTCACTACGGGATTCACTGGCGCCACTGTGACGTGGAATGCGCTGCCAGTGCCCGGTGCATTCACTGCATCGCTGACATTAGACAATCAGGCTGACCCGAAGTATGCGTGGGGCGGCACAACCGCCGATCACATCATCAACAAGAACCTGAAAGTCAGTGGCACGGCTGAGGTCTACTACAGGGACGATTCATTCATCACAGATGCGATTGCCGGCACGCTGAGGCCAATCTCATTTGTCTTGAAGTCGTCAGAGACTGCAGCTGAGGACACCTTCACGGTGAGCATTCCAAAGGCACTGGCGGTCAACGCTCCAGTCAGCGATAGCGCCGGATCGATGGCGAGTGCAGTTGACTTCCGCGGCCAGTACGACACCGGCATCAGCTCAATCATTCAAATGACGGTGGCATAGATATGGCTGACTTTGGGCAATTATCAAAAGAGATTGAATCCTGGCAGGAGCGTGCGGCATGGCTCGTGCTGAAGCATCCGTATACCGGCGAGCCAATAGGCGGTGACGAGCCTGCCAGGATACTTCTGACTTCACCAATGTCGAAAAGATGGCAGGAGATGGATCGCACATGGCAGGTAGAACGCATCGTTGCAAGACAGCGTGATGCCGGCAAAGTCGCGCCAGATGACATTGAGAAGTTCGAGGCGCATCGGGTGCGGTGCTATATGGCAGTCACAAGGGAATGGGAGCATATAGAGCGCGATGGGGCGCCACTTGCGTGCACGCCTGTGAATATGGAATGGCTATATGGGCTGCCATGGATCAAAAGCCAGGTGCTTGAATTTGTTAGCGACCTTACCAACTTTGGCGCACCTGAAGGCACGCTCAATGGGCATGTGCCCGCTGATGTGGTGGAGGACAGCGAAAAAAAATCCTTGACTGGTGCTTCTGGCAGTTCGCCGTAAGCAACAAGTTGATGGTGTCGGCGCTGCGTGGCGAGCTCGAGGGTGACTCGTCTGCTTCGAAGATGATCGAAGTCAACAGAAGCGCAAGGCGATTGCCACGCAGTGAACGCGAACCGCCATTTCCACTGCACGATGCCTATATCTTCCACATCTTTCAGGAACTCAATGCTTCAAGGTCACATAACGGATTTGGCTACAACCCACTGTCCTACACAGAGATTTATGCATATCAGGCGATGACGGGCACTGTGCTGAATGCCTGGCAGGTAAAGATGCTCATGCGAATTGATCAGATATTCCTGGCAGCAAGCGCAAAGGCGCAACAGATCAAGGCGAATACGCCAATGCGGGCGAAGCGATAAATGGCTGATATTGCTTTAGTAAGTTTAGCGCTTGATTCATCGGCAGTAGTTGCTGGTGAGAAGCAGGCTACTCGTGCGTTGCAGACAGTTGATGCCGCGATGCAGCGCACTGAGAAGCAGGCGGCGCAGCTCAACACCGGGCTCAATGCCAACCTCAAGAAGAGCGGCGATTCGTTCAAAGGGCTGGCTGAGGGTGCCACACGTGCTGGTTCTGCTCTATCGGGATTGGGCGGGCCTATAGGCAGATTTGGCGGTGAGATTAGCAACCTTGGTGGGCAGGTTGAGGGATTGACCGCCAACTTCGGGTTGATAGGTGGCGCGGCTTTAGGCGCTGTGGCAGGCGTGGCAGCACTCGGTGCGGCACTGACGAAATTGACACTCGAAGGTGTCGCAGTTTCAGATGAAATGCTGGATGTGGCTGAGAGTACCGGCCTCACCATTGATCAAGTTCAGAGACTATCAGCTGCAGCGCGTCTCTCAGGTGAGACTGCCGGGTTTATGGAATCGGCATTTCGTACTTTCCAGAACACTATTCAAACAGCAATTACTGACCCGTCAAGCGATGCAGCCAAGGCACTCGCCAAACTGGGCATTGATGCGCAGACAGCGGGCAAGGATACCGGCACAGCGTTCCTGAATGCCATCACCCACCTCAAGGAATACCGCACAACCACAGAGGGTGCTGTTGCTACCAATGAGGCATTTGGCAAGCAGATAGGTGTGCTTGTGCGCTCAGCTGGCAACCTCACAGAAGTGCTGCAAGGTTCGCGTGAAGAACTCGAAGCGGGGCTGGTCGTTGCTACAGCGGAGGCAGTTGAGGCTGCGGGGAAACTCGATGAAAAGATCAACCAGCTGAGCAACTCGTGGAGTGTGTTCAAGCAGAATCTTGCAGGCACATCGGTGGGTGCGGCGATTGGCAATACGATTGATGGGATGAGCGGTTCATTGGGCGTGCTTCATCAGACTCTGGCAGGCATAGATGGGTTGATCAGCAAATCAAGATGGCTGCAGGGCCTGCTGTTCTTCGGTGTGCAGATGTCAAACCCTGTGGGGTTATTGCGTGAGCTTGATAGAAGTACGCCAAACACAGGCGCACCATCACGGAGCACTTTAATCGGTGCAGGTCTTGTTACTGGTGGCGGTGGTGGGGGTGCTCGTGCTGGCGGTGGCGGTGGAGCGGCAAGGAGAGTTGAGGAAGCACTGAAGCTGCCGATAGGCCAAACCATTAATGCGTTGGCACTGCTAAGATCAACCATCGAATACACGGAGCGCCAGACGCAATACGCTGCCGATGCAATGAAAGCGTTAGCAGAGTCAGATGCGCGAGATCTGGCAATCACCCTGAAGAATCTCGGCACTCGTGTGGAGCGCATCATCGGAGGCGTACCACTTGCCATTCCGGGAGCTCCACCAGGTGTGGGCGGGACTACTATCCCTGGTGAAGTACAACCGCGTGGTCCCGCTGCTGGAGGGATACGCACTGAAGCGCAGGCACGCCTTGATGAGCAGTTCAGTTACATCTTCGATGACATGCTCGTAAGCATTCTCACGGCTCGAAAGACGATCGGTGAGGCATTTGGTGACCTCGCACTTGGCATTATTGATGTATTCGCTGTCGAGTTCACCAAATCACTGCGTGAGGCATTTATCACCCCAGTGGTGCGAGGGCTGACCGATCTCTTGCAGGACGCACTGGGAGATTTGTTCAGCGGGCTGAGTGCTAAAGGTCTGAAGGGCGTATTCGGCGGCATTGCCAAAGGTATTGGCACAATCTTTGGCGGCTTCTTCGCAAGCGGTGGCACGCTGGGGCCTGGCAAGTTCGGCATAGCGGGCGAGCGTGGGCCGGAGCTTATCTTTGCGGGCAATCAGCCCATGCACATTGCGCCTGTGACAGCAGGCAGCGCGGGCAATGTGTTCAACATCAGTGTGGGCGTTAATGCGCCATCCGGCAGTGTAGACAAGCGCACACAGGATCAACTGGCTGCAACTGTGATGAATGCCGTGAAGCGAGCGCAGCGCAACGAGGGAGCCAGGTGACATGCCCACGTATGACTCGGCATCCTTCCCTGAAACTGCCATCTTCGCCAATGGCGCAATCACTGGCGGGCCGATGTTCCAGACAACCATAGTGCATTCAGCAAACGGCACGGAGCAGCGCAATGCTTCAAGCGGGATGCACGCCAGGCGCATATTC